CAAGGTCTTGATTGGTTTCGTAAACATTTTCCTGATGAATATATGATTTTACTAGATTAAATTTTTGAGATATCATTCAATTAAGGAGGTAGTATGAATATATTTTATTTACACAAAAACACTAAAAAGTGTGCAGAAATGCACCTTGATAAACACTGTGTCAAAATGATTCTTGAATATGCACAGTTATTATCTACTGCTCACCGAGTTCTTGACGGAACTCTTGTTAACGAAATCGTTAATGGTCGTAAGAAAAAACGTTACGTTCTTAATAATCACCATGATAACGTTATTTACCAAGCTACGCATATCAATCACCCATCAGCTGTATGGGTTCGTCAATCTCGTGAAAATTATCGTTGGTTATATGATTTATGGATTGACCTCATGCGTGAATATAATTTTAGATATTTAAAAGAACACGCTTGTATGAAACTCATGTGGTCTTTAATTTATACACCTAAAAATATACCTAATGGCGAGTTTACTGAACCACCATGTGCTATGCCTGATGATTGTAAAATCACGAATAGTTCTATCAGCAATTATCGTGAATATTATCGTGTTTACAAAAATAAAATGGCTGTATGGACTAAACGTAAAATTCCATATTGGTATTTACTTTCTCAATAAATCAGACTATCATTTAATAAGGAGGTGTCAAAATGAGAGAATTTAATCACTGGAAAGAAAGACAAGATGCTATTCTTCGTCAGCAACGCAAAGAAGATAGAATGTCTTATATCATAGCAATAATAGCTGCTGCAATAATTATGTTTTGGGTGGTTTAATATGACCCAACTACAATCACAATATTTGGAGGAACAATATATGCAAGAAAGTAAAGTAAAAACTATTAATATCAAAGGTAAAGATTACGTTGAGGTGAATGAGCGTATTCGTTTGTTTAGATTAAAATATCCTACCGGTTCTATACTGACAGATATTATTTCAAATCAGGAGGGAGTATGCGTTGTTAAAGCTGCGATTGTTATTGATAATGTCGTGGTAGCAACAGGTCATGCTTATGAAAAAGAGGGTTCAACGTTCATCAACAAAACCTCCTATGTTGAGAACTGCGAAACGAGTGCTATCGGTAGGGCACTCGGTGCTTTTGGCATTGGTATAGACACATCAGTAGCGAGTGCTGATGAAGTCGCCAATGCTATTAAGCAACAGGGACAAGACCCATTCTAATGGAACAACTCTCTCAAGAATGGTTTGAAGCTCGGCTCGGCAAAGTTACAGCCAGTCGAGTTTCAGATGTCCTTGCTACTAGAAAAGGTCAAGAATCAACAGTCAGAGCAAAATATAAATTACAACTCGCAACCGAACGCCTGACAAATAAAAAAACAGATACATATATGAATCAAGCTATGCAAGATGGTATAGAGCGTGAACCAATGGCTCGTGAAATATATGAGAAACTCAAAGATGTTACAGTAGAAGAAGTAGGGTTTGTTCAACACCCTGCAATAGAGCGTGCAGGAGCAAGTCCTGATGGTCTAGTAGGTGATGATGGCATTATTGAAATAAAATGCCCAATAGAAACTACTCATACAACGAATTTATTAGAAAGAAAGTTGCCCTCAAAATATAAGCCTCAAGTGCAGTTTCAGCTTTCCACAACGGGCAGAAAATGGTGTGACTTCATTTCGTATAACCCAAATTTTGAACCAAGACTTCAGTTAATGGTTGTCCGTGTTGAGAGGGACGATGAGTATATTGAGATGTTAAAGTTTGAAATATTAAAGTTCTTAGCAGAAGTAGAACTCATGATTAATCAATTACAAGGAATTAAATAATGGCACAAGACAAAGAGTTTGTTAATGGTTTGAATTTTAAACCACCGAGAGATAATGCTCCAGATTTTGTAAAAGGTTCTGGCAGTATTAATAAGCAACGTATGATTGAGTTTTTACAATCAAAAAAAGATGAATGGATTAACTTTAATTTATTAGTTGGTCGTTCAGGTAATTGGTATGCCGAAGTAGATAATTGGAAACCAAATGTTACTAAGAAAGCACCTGCTCCGGCTGTTGAGGGCAGTGATATTAATGAGTTGGAATCGGATATACCTTGGTAGGTGTATCCGAATCCTTATGAAATTACTTGTTGCAAACGTACATTGTTACTTCGAAACCGAATCTCATTTCTGTTGCAGCTGGTGTTGTCCACATACTTATGTCCCCTTTCATTAAGATTTGTAACGTTACAAGCATAATTATACTCTCAATGTTACATTTCATTAACAATGGAGAATTATAAAATGGTAAGTAAAATCTTGAAATTTATGGTAGGATTTATTATTATATTTTTACTGTTTGGCATTGTCGTTCAATATTACGCTTGCCAACCGGTAGAATCTAAAGAATTGTTATGCCATAAAGGTAAACTGTTACAAAGAATAGGCGAAGATGGAAGCGTTTATACAAAAGTAAAAGGTTTATCTTGTGAGTATGAAAAAAGTATGTTAATTATAGAGGAAAAATCATGAGTGAAGAAACTACAAAATATCCTAGTTATTATGTAATTAGAGATGGATATGAGCTACAAGATTTGCTTGATGATACTATTGACCATTTATTTGGAACTGAAGCTGTTAATCATGGAAGTATTATTAAGTATGCTGTTCGTTATGGTAAAAAAGACCCAAGCATTGATGGAAAAATTGAAACGTATAAAAAAATAATTACTTTTGCAACTGAAAATATTAAGAAGTTAGAAAAAGAAAAATTAAAAGAAAAGTCATCGCCAATTATGCCTGATGAGTGGATAGCTGACGAACTACATGACGAAGATTAATTTAGGAGGGCAGGTGTGCCACAAATGTAAACAACCTGCAAACACTTATGACAAGCAAAAATGGTGGTGTGGTAGAGACTTGTCAGCACATGGGATATGTAAGAATGATAACAAGAAGAATAGCGATTGAGGGTGAATGGTTCACTATTCAATTCTTTAAAGAAGAAAATGATATTAGAGTTGAAATATATCAAGAAATAAAAAATAAATTTTATAAGATGTATCCGGATAATAAAATAGGAGGTTTAAATGACACAGGGAATGAGAAACCCAAAAGCTGAACACGTTGATTTTGGTTTTTTAACAGGAGTTATTAAACAGAAACCAAATGTTCTTCCGGTTAATGTTGATATGCTCTATGAATTAAACGAGCATTTTTTAATAGCTGAATGGAAAAATGCAAATGAACAAATATCTCTTGGTCAAAAAATTGCACTGAAAGCGTTATCTAAACAACCAAAATTTATAGTATTAATTATTTATGGTATTTCTAACGAAGATGGTACAGTAGTAAATGAAATATATAAAGTCCAAGCAGACACATTGAAAAAAGTAGGAAATGGATTAAAAGATTTAATATCTTTGATACAAAAGTGGGCTGATTACGCTCAATCGTCATAATCTAAAGAATCTAAATAAATACTATCTACAATTATCTCAAGAACACTACCATCGCTGAAATAAAGCGTTAATGTATCTTCACCATAAGTCACATCAACATTGACTATTTCTTTGCCAACGATACGCTCTGCTATTTCATTAATTTCCATTATCTCTACCTTATGCTGATAACCGAGTTTGACTTTGTCTCTGATTTTATCGAATTGCTGCTTCGTGACCACGAACCGCATGACATACATCTCCATCTTTGATATGTTCTTGTATTAGACTTTTGAAATCCACGTTTGTTGAGATGATTGCTACCACAGGTTGGGCAGACCACATAGGAGGTATAGGAGTTGTGGTTAATGTACCCACCCAACCATGGTAACAATTTATTATACAGCTTTTCTAAAAGAAGTGTATCCTGTTCGTTATATTTTTGCATTAATTTTCTAGCTTCGGTATCTTTTTTATCTACTGCGTTCCACAAATCCATGCCAGAATGCTGTATTTTTGCTCCGACACCTAACTCTTGAGCAACATTATCTAACTTGTTAGAGATAAATCTAAAGTTACGTTTAATCACACGAAGTAAATCAAGTTGCGTATATGGACTAGGAGGTGGTAATCCCTCTAATAAAAATTGCCTATTTAATTCTTTCATGTCGAACGCTTGTCCGTTGTAATGACATACTACGTCAGCTTCGTCAATAAGTGTATGAATATGTTTTATCATGCGTTTATGAGAGGATATCCAATCAGCATCGAAAATGATTTCTTTAGAATCGTTCCATTTAGCTGCCCAACATATTACTGTTCCACGACTGATGATTTGGTTAAGACTTGCATTGATGTCATATAGACCCCATGTTTTTATAACTGTTGCTTTGGTTTCTATATCAAGGAATAGTATTTTCAAAGCGTCTGACACCTTTATTATCTATGATTAATGCTTGAAGTCTTGGACTTTCTTTAGCAAACGAGAGATGAACCCAACGATTAAATTCAAGAATGACTTGGTCGTATTGTATATCAGACTCCACAATGGTTTTAACAATAGCTTCAGGACTTCCAAAAGATGGCGAAATAAAGTCGACAGCCAATCCTTTAATGTGACTGGAAGTATCTCTGCTTCCCAAATGAGCATTAAGACTGCGACTGCGATAGCCACTACTAACAAGCATAGGACTGCGTAATAAAACTCTAACATCTTCTAATTTCTCCGCTAAAAATTTTAAATTTTCTATTACTTCTTCTGATGGTGTGTTATCTATACCTAATCTTACTGCGGTATCAGATTGTGTTAATTCTTCTAAACTAAAATGTTTAGATAATCTCATTTAGTCAGACCTTTAGTTTTTTCAAATGTGCGTAGTGAACCCAAGCCTAACATACCCATCAATACAGTCATCAATGAACCCATATCAAACTGTGGTAATGCAGGAAGCACCACATTAAACCATGATGCTAGAAATAGTATAACAGGTGATAATACAAAATGCCAAGCTAAAGCTACACCACATACCCAACCAATGAATGGTCGCCAACCAGCTACCCATACGCTACGATGTTGTGCTTCTTCTTTATTAGTTTCAGCTTGTATCATATTAGCTTCATGAGCGTGTTTCTCTGCCATTGTAGCTATCTCATGAGCAAGTTTATTTTTTTGGTCTTTATCTTCTATAAACTTATCGAGTATTGATGTGATTGGTGCTATTAATGCTGTCCACATATTAATCCTTATATTTCGTTTTCATCAAAGCCAAGTTCATTAGCTATATGTTTTCGTAACTCTTGAAAATGTTTGTCATGTCTTAGATATGATTTACC